TCTGAGGTCTTATATGGCTGTGGCTCCAAATACAAACTCAACACTAACTTTTCCAAATGGCACAAATAGAACAAGTGTCTCTTTATCTACAAACATCATTATGCTAGTTAATAATACGGCAGTTGGTGCTGTTCAGGAGCTTAGTATTAATGAAACGAGAACAATAAAAATGATAGATGAAGTGGGCACTGATGGACACGTGGATTCTTGCCCCACTGCATCAACTAATATTACAGGGTCATGTCAAAGAATAAGATATGATAGATTGACAGTGACGCAAGCCTTTTCTCGCGGCTTTTTGCATGCAAGCGCTCAAGTATACCCATTTGATTTGGTTATATTAGATAAGCAGACATCAGATAAAGCAACTCAGATATCGACTATAATTAAAAACATATGGATTATGAAATTAAGTCATGCATATAGAGCAAGTGATTGGTTGATAACAGATACAATGGATTGGGAGGCTGAGTTCATATATAGTATTATGAATAATGGTCCGGTTGCACAAGGCGGTGTTGAAGGCAATAGGGCGATTAAGTATAGCGCTGCTCCGGGCATGCAAATTGAACAAACCGTGGATAGTGGGGCAAATGGGTATAGAGGTAGCATGACAGCATCAGGTCTTATCGATCTCGGATCAACAGGCAATATTTTCTAATCAAAGCTCTTAACATTCTTTTAATAAAGAGGCGTTTTCTCCTTGACGCCTCTTTTTCTTTTTGCAATAGCCTAATAACATGATATATAAAGGTATAGTCAATCGTATTGAAAGGACAAATAAAAACATGGCACAATTTGATTCACCGCTCGGCAAGAAAACATTTAAGGTTCAACCAATGAAGCAATTAGTCATCCCTGATGGAGCAGCACAGTCGCAAACTGTTCAGCAACCTATTGAAGATTTTAATGATCCTAAGGGATTTGACCCTACGCAGAGCGTCAATCCTGCGTTTCGTCGAACTATGAATATGCCACAGATTAATCAATCGATACAGGATTTACAATCGAAGATAGATCAAGAGGATCCGCGACAGGTTGAAGAAGATTTTAAAGCAGCGAGAGAGGCAAAGAAAGCCAAGTTAACGGGTAAAGAGCGGCTTTCAGAGAATGCGAAGAAAAGAATAGAGATGTTGCTTGGTATGACGAGAGTGCAGAGAAATGTTGATATTGGTGGTAATATTTTTGTTCTTCAAATACTTTCCGCAAAAGCATTTAATGAGGCGTTATGTGAGGCATTGCCACTTGATAATGTTCTCGAACAAGATTTTGAGATGAAGAGAAATGTTCTTGCTCGGGCGATAATATCTATTGCTGGTGTCGATACTGCGCAGTTTTTAGGGACTGATGAATTAGATGCGAGATTAGAGTTTCTTGGCGAGATTGATCAGGTTGTTTTCAATAGATTATATGATGAGTATATTAAAATGAGAGAAGGTTCTTCGGAGAAATATGCTATTAAAAATGAGGCTGAAATGAAGGAGGTTATAGAAGACCTAAAAAAATAGTTAACGAGCCTGATCATCGTTTTGTTTGGCATTTATGCAATATGTATGGATGCGAGCAGGACGATCCTATAATAAGAGATATGGATCCGGTTCGATATATGTGGAAATACAATAACTGGGTAGCGGATCAGAATGAGAAAGTTGAGCTAGCAAAGGAGCATGCATATTTGTTAGCATCATTCTGGAATCCCGAAGCGGTTCGCAAGATTAAGGGAGAAGGTGCGGATATGCATATATCAACTGATGAGGAGTTCGAAGAGTCGACAAGAATGGTTCGAGACATAAATGAAGGAAAGTTAAAATTAGGAGAAATAGAAGAAGGAAAAGGAATAGATAGACAAAGAAGAAGACGAAAAATAATTTAGCTGAGGTATTATGGCTTCGCCGACACCACCGACACAAGGAACTATTGATTCAATAACTAATGAAGCTATTGAAAATGTGGGTAAGTATGCGGCGAATGCAACGAATGCATTTGAAGCATCGAATACATTAAGAGATTCTATGACTTCTCTTGGTGTAGCCTCAAATGTTGTCTCTGGCATTTTTCAAGGGCTGAGAGGGCAGCTAGAAAAAGGTGGGGCTGCTTTTGGATTAGCTACTGTTGGCATTCTTGGGTTTGGTAATGCTCTTAAAGATTTGGGCGGTATAGATACTAAATCATTATTAACTTTTAGTGAGCCGATTAAAAATATAAGTGATCTTATGAATGGCGGATCATTGGTATCAAATGCTATGAAGACGGCTACTGATGGATTAGTAAAGACTCTATCTGGAATGGGTGTTCCATTAGATAAAATATCTGATGCTGTTAAAAAGGGAACAGGTGCATTAACATCTCTTGCTATGATAACAGCAGAATCGGCAGATGTTGGATTGCGATATTCTAATGTTCTTTTTCAATTAGCAGGAAGCACTGGCAGTTTAGCTGATACATATGCATCAGCTGGCGCTAATTTAGAAAATCTAGGTCCAATGTTAAAAAAACAAGGGCAAGCTTGGGAGGATACAGCGGCAGCGACACATTTACCAATAGAAACTATACAGCGATACTATGTTGAGCTTGGCAAAATACCAAGGGTTCTTAACGATACAGTAAAAGCTGGAACGGATACATTTAATTCGGTCACAGCGGTCACAAAATTAGCAACAGGAGCCGGAAGATATTTTGATGTAACAGCAAAAGATATTGGAAACACAATTAAGAACTATAATGTTGGGTTAGAAGGCGCCGCAAAATATACTGCAAGAATGACAGAATTGAATAGTCATTTAGGCGGCTCCTTTGATACAATAAGAGGTGCATTGACAGAATTATCAAATGATTTTGTTATGTTAGGCGTTGACGGAAAAAATAATTTAGAGGGCGTTGTCCAAATTGTTAATGATTATTCCGAAGGACTTAAAAAGGCTGGATTGAGCGCAGATCAAGCGGTTATGTCGGCAACAAAAATGACTTCTTCGATTAAGGATCTTACAATAGCACAAAAATCATTTTTAATGTCGCAAGCAGGTGGACCTGGCGGGCTTCGTGGAGGATTTGCTTTTGAGAATATGTTAAACCAAGGAAAGACAAAAGAAGCAATGGATATGATAATGAAGCAGGTTCAGAAGTCTGCTGGTGGCGGGCATTTTGTAACCGTAGAAGAGGCGAGTAAGAGTGAAGCCGCCGCCCGTCAATTAGAGAGACAGACAAAGATTTTGCAAATGTTTGGTATTGGTAAAAATGAAACAGAGGCACATAAAATAATTGCTGGTTTTGGAGAAATGCAAGCTGGAAGAGCAACAGGAAAAGAGTTAAGTAAAGATATTTTGGGCGATATTACAGGAAGAGGAACTGCAAGAGAAAACTTATCGAAGACAGATATATCTAATCTAAGGAGTAAACTTAATGGATTAAGAGTTGAAGCTAATATAACTAATTTTGATACGGTGAGTAGATTAATGTCAGCGCGACCAATGACAAGAGAAGATTTAGCTAAGTCGACACAAGTTGGCGGTATGTATGCAAAAGAGATGGATGAATATAAAACTATGCGTCGTGCAGAATATGGTGCAGCAGCAAATGTTGGCGGAGAAAATGCTAATATTTATGGAACTCAATTAAAAGGTCATGCAATTTCTGATACAGCTGGTGCGAAAGCTCAAATGGATAGATTAGTTCATCATGTTTCCTCAATAAGCACAAAGGCTTATGTAGAAATGTTGCAGTCAATGTATGGTAGTTCTGGCGGTATATCAGAAACTGAACAAAGAAGATCATTATCAGAAGAAGCGAAAAGAAACATAGCTCGTAATCCACCGAGAACATCGGCGAGTATGGTTGGACATACGCCAGAAGAGATAAGAAAAGCTATGGATGAAAAAAATGCAAAAGCAGAAGCAGGAGTAGCACCAGCTCATGCACATACATCAAAGCCGGGCGAGATAAATGTTAATGTTACGGGATATTGTCTAAAATGTAAGAGAGAGATTGAAACAAACTCTCAATCGACAGCAATCTCTGTCGCAAATAGGAGCTATTAAAGGAACACAAAATGGCAAACTCTGGAATAGCTAACTTAATCAGTGGAATAAATACAGTCCAAAATGCGCTCAACGTTAATGGCACAGCGACACAAGGGCAAGGTTTTAACGTTCCTCCGACATATGAAGCAAATGGCAATGGTTTGCCATATTCCAATGTTCCAGAAAATAACCCTGGACAGTTAAAAAGAAATATTATCACTTGGTTTGTTCCTCAATTTGGCATTGTCTCAATGTATGTCAACCCGCAAAAAATAATATATTTACATAAAAAACTGATTACACAAGAAAGAACAAAAGGTGGATATACATTGCAGTATTGGGGGGAAGAGCTGGACACGCTTCGTATAAGTGGAAATACAGGATCAGCCGGTTTTGAGGGAATAAATGTTCTTTACGAAATATATAGAGCTGAACAATATGCTTTTGACGCCGTTGGATTAACATTAGCAGCTAATAATGCGAGCACTGATCTCTCGAATACATTGTCCAGCGTAGGGGCTTCATTAGGAGGTATTGGAAGCATAGGCGGAATAGTTGGTGCGGTCGCCGGAGGAGCTATTGGCGGAATATTAGGAATGGATAGCCCGAATAGCAATTTAGCAATGAGTAATATTGACTCTTTGGCACAGTTGGCGTTTACTGTCGAAATGTATTATTCAGGATTAGTCTACCGTGGCTTTTTTGAGAGTATGGAGGTTCATGAAAGTGCGACTAATTTTCTTCTTGAATATGATATGACATTTAAGGTGACTCAGCGTCGCGGTTATCGAACTAATATTTTCCCCTGGCAAGTTTCTCCAAAGAATCCAAGCGGTCCTTATTCACAACATTCATTTAATGGTCAGGTCGATACTTCTTTTTGATAATTGGCTAATATCCTGATATATATGAGGTATGGCATTCTTATCCGATTTAGCAAGTAGTATATCTTCAACCTTCAATGTAGGCGAAAATAATACTCATTCATTAGATTCGGTTATAGCTGGACAACAGACACAATATGGATCACTTGGAGCCTTTGCCTCTCAAATAGACCAAAGTGCCCAACGTTCTTACGTAGAAGAAGGCTATTTAAGGACAGACCCATATAATGCTGAGCCAAAACAACGAGAAATATTGTTTCAGCAGCCTTCTGCGACCATTCTTATCAAAAAGAGAATGTTCTCATCAATAGCAGAGAACTTTCGTCCTGATTATATGGATCAGGATGAAAAGCTTTATTATCGCGCGATTAAGTTTCTTTTTCAGAATAAGTGCAATGTTATATCTGCTCTCGAAAAATTATCGAAGATACAGCAGGTCACATCTGCCGTTGGCACGATTTCTGATCAGTTAGTCCCTATTGTTATGTCTCTTTCTGATACATTGACAGCAGCTGGAACAGGAGGCTTATTTGGTGCGTTTACTTCCAATTCTTTTGGTGGATCACAAGATGCGAGCCAACTTGCTTCGGTTATGGATCAGCTTCGTAAGATTTATGGATATAATACAACCAATTTTAGCACAACCTGGATTACTGACTCTTCCGATATGTTTCAATCACAACTTGGAGCGGGAACTGGTGTAATCGAGATTACGAACTTTACATCTTTTAATACAAATGTTGCTGTCAACGGAATAGCTAATCACGGAGGATTTAGCTTAAATATTTCAGATCCATATGAATCAATGTTAATAACAGAATGGGATATAGAGAAGGCAATATCTGATGCGACTAATATGTTTTACAGCGATCAGACATTTAATCTTGGTCAGCAATCTATTGATCAGGTTATCGCTTCTGGTGAAGCTCAACTAAACTCTCTTCGTTATTCACGCGGAGCGAGCACTATATCTTTTGTTATTGATCCTGATACACTTCTCGGACAGAGGGTAACCGCAATTCTCGATAACCTTGGCAAAGAATTAGTTTTCACATACAACTCTGGTCTTCTTGGTATAGGGTCATCTGTCTCCGTCGCTGATTATTATCTCTACGGAAATGGATTGGGGACTAACGGATTATCTTCCAATGAATTATCAATTTTTCAGAATGTTGTCTCCTCGATTTACTCAAAGATAGAGTTGGATGCTAATTCGAGAAACTCATTTCAGATAGCAAATCAACAAACTAATTATGCGCGAAGAAAGATGAGATTTAATTTTCTTGGGCAATTAATAATTCAACCAATGGATATTATTCATTTTTACATCAATAGTAAAAGCTCTTATGATAGTAAGCTTCTCTCCGGACTGCAAAGTATGTTTTCTGGTGCTGGTATTCTTCAAAACTTGAATACAATGGTTACTAATTTGACAACATCATTAGGAAGCCTTCTAAACCCAGAACAATCAATAATGTTGCAAATAGAAAAATCAGCATTTGTCGGCTCTGATTTTCCCAATTATCTCTGGAATATGTTAAGAAGCCAATTTGTAACAGAAAATGAAGGGACGCATGTATTCTCTGGTATTGTAACCGAAGCTAATGATAACTGGTCTAATGGAGCATTTGGAGCATTTACGATTAGTGTCACTGGCAAAGATAACACTTATTACTTTGATCAAGGAAAGATTAATTTTAAGCCAGGCGTTGATGTTTCTAATGGATTAATGTTTGATCCGTTGACTCCATTTAAGACAAGCTTTGATACGATAACAAGCACATCAAAAGCACAGACGCCAGTCCTTCTCGATGAGAATCAAGCTATTCTTGGAACATCACAGGATAAAACAGGGCTTCTTAAAGCAAAAGCCGGTCCTAATGCTGGTCAAAATGTGACATCTGATTCATTCCTTCGTGGACAGGTGGTCAATGGGAATACAGGGCAGGTATCTAATGAGATTTTTGCTCCTGATGGATTAGTCTATAAATGGAAAGAAGGTATTGGGGTGTTCACACAATTTGGTGATTCAGATCAATTAAATGATGCCAATTTAACAGGTGGAACAAACATATTTAAGAATCCATTTGCTGGTCAAGATGTTATGAATGTCATCTCATTATTGATTACAGGACAACCATATAATTATGCCACATTTTGGAAGGCAACAGCAAGCAATGGAGGGTATAATAATGATCCGCAGAGTAAGTCTGATGCAGCTCACTCTTTTATGTCTTCTCTAACATCTTCGTTAACCAAAAATAACATTATGTGGGGCAATTTTATTCCTTTTAAGGAACTTATTGTTTCTGGACAAGATTTTGCAAAGTCGGCGACATCGGAGACGAGAATAGGATCTAAAAATGATGCATTAATCGCCAAGATTAATCAATACAAAGCATTGCAGAGCCTTAATAGTATTTTTTCTGTCGATAATACACAAGGTTTTCCAAGTGCAATTGGAACAGCAGTCTCTAATGGTAATTTACCGAGCACAACTAATATCTCCGCACAAATGACTGCTTTGGCTACATCAATACAAGCAGATATTGCAAAACTACAAGCACAAGATAATAGCTTTACACAAAACTCTCCATCCCAATTTGGGTCATATTCATCTGGACCATCATTAATAGATATTCAGAACGGAACTAATCCGGTGCAGCCGACGGCACAAGATCTATTAAGAAAAGAAACAGGTTTTTTGACAAGAAGAATGTCATATAATGTCCGTTCCAATGAAGATAAAAATCTTTTCATTGTCGATGACTCTTATGATAAAGATTATGACATATTGGCATTCGAACAATCATTATCTGATGTCTCCATATATACTAATGAATATCTCTCTGTAAGAGATCAAATAAGATCAGTGGCTGAATTATTAGATTTAGAAGTTTTTGCTGATACACAAGGGCATATTCGTGTCCGTCCTCCACAATATAATAAGATGCCGAGTTCTGTTTTTTATCGTATGCTCTATATGAAACAAGCATATGGAATACAGGTCTTTCCTCAATTTTTAACTGATCTTTTCGGTAATCAGATAAGAACGTTAACAGAACAGTTAGAGGTTCTCGAAGATATGATAAGATTGGATGGAGCCATTATCGGATATTCAGATGATACTTCGTTAACACAATTTATACAAAACAGCACAGCGGCGACGACACCTTTTGCTTTCATATCAGATCCGACGAGCAGAACAGTTGTCGATTTTACAACATTGATACAGAGCACGGCAACGGATCCTGGGACTCTATCTCCTCAATCATTAACTTCTGGTTTATCAGGATCTGCAGCAGCTTCTCTCGCTGCTAATTCTGGTATGAATGCTTTTGCACAGAGACAGGGCGTGGCTACGCAAGAGACAGTTCTCGAACAACAGGCACAAGGAACAGCTAATCCATTTACAGATACAGCAAAATATACTGCAATAGTTCAGCAGGTAATTAATCAGAAGACAAATGCACAAGGGTTTTCTGTCGATGCATCTTCATTAGCAACGGAAACATATGTTCAGTTACTCATCAACGAGATATTTGTTAAGTCTGGTGTCAAAATAAACCAAGCTGATTTTATTGCGCCAAATCCATTTGGTCAATATGATGTTTCAATACCATCGAGCCAACAAGTTGATGTTGTTAAAGTAACTAATGATTTGCAAGAGAAAATTAATCAGAGACAGATGCTTATTAAGACACTATATTCAACATTGAAGAATGCATTGGAATATAAGTCTCTCGACAATCCATTAGGCAATCAATTTTTACCTCCTCCATCATATGGAAACTCTAATGTTCCAGAAGTATTCCAATCTCTTATCGAGGATGAGACATATGATGATTATGGTCCAGGATCAGGGACCAGATACATAATAAGACGACCGCAAATACGGAATATTAGTATTCATGCTGGTGAACCGGATTATACAATGGTAGATGTTAAAGGTTTCTTCTCTCCGGTGATAGGTAATGAAGGTCTTCCTGACCAATTTAATTCTTTTCCAAGGGGTGGTAATGCTTTGGTTACTGCGACTGCTGTTGACTACGACGCGTGGAGAAATTATGGATTTAAGCAATCAGCACCTATAACAGCTCCATTTTTAAGTGATCCTGTAACACAATGCGGACCATATGCAAGCATTGTTCTCTCTCGTAATCGCAAGAATATGATTAAGGGTTCGGTAACTATATCTGGTAATGAATATTTACAGCCCGGTGATGTTGTTTTCCTCGAAGATAGACAAATGCTCTTCTATGTTCATTCCGTCTCTCACGAGTTTACATATGGTAGAAGCTTCACAACAAAATTAGAATTAACATATGGACATACAGCAGGAGATTTTATTCCTACAATTCTCGATGCTGCCGGTAAGATGATCTACAATAACAGAGATAATGGATCTTTTATTGTCAATCGGCAGACTAATACAAATAATGAGGCTGATCTCGGCGTCCTTATTCTCGATCCGAATGGAAACAATGAAACTGCTCTTCCTGCCGATGGAACTAATCAAAGTTTTTCTCCAATAGGCACATGGAATAGTAAAGTTTTAAACAACATAATTTTCTATGCTGCATATAAAATAAATGCTAATAATACAGCTGGAAATAATATAACTGCTAATATAGAGCTGAGATACTACTTCGACAATAATAATGCTGTTAATCCTAATCTGCAAAGTTTTGTCTCCTCAATTCAAGGAATATTGACGGGAAGTTCTGGAGGATTGACAATTCCAAGTTTTTCATCTATACAGAATCAACCATTTAATCCAGCTAATATAATCCCGGTTTCCATTAATCTCTCTCCGGCGACAGAACCATCAAAAGCAGATCGGCGCTCTCCATCACAAAGAGCATGGGATGCTGCTCGTAATCAAGCTAATGGGAATAGTTATGGAGCAGGAACTGCCGCTGGTATAGCCTCTTCTTCATTAAATACATTTGCTCCTACGGTGAGCACAGATCAGATAAGTCAAGCATTATATGGATATGTTGTCGATTGTTGGTTAGTTCTCACCGAAAATACATCGGCAGCGAATACGACGAGCACATCGCAGTCATTAGGGACAACTGCTATAAATGCTAATTCAATTCCTTCTGATCCATCAAATGCCGCGCAAGAAATATCGAATGTTTATGGAGGAAGTTAATGGCTAATAATCATATTTTTGATGAAGAAGTTGGTCTTCTAAAACGCGGCTCTATTGTCTCTTATGATGAGAACACTGGAATGATGAAGGTAAGATTTAGCGGAGCATCATCAATAAGAGGACCGCAGTCTCTTCCAATAAATGTTCCAGCTCCTCATGCAATGTTCTACAACAACGGAATGTTTATGGGGACATTGCCAGTCCCTGGAACGCCGGTTATAATCGCTCAGGGCTCTGGCGGGCAATACCATTTTGTCTCTTTTCTTGCTGAAAATATTTCTAATGTGCCTACATTAACATCGGGCGAACTTATTATTCAGTCAAACGATGAGACAAAAATAACCCTTAATTCTAATGATGATATTTATATTGGGTCTGATAATAATAGAATACATATCGATACTACTTCTAACCTTATAACAACCAATTTTTTCAATAGCAATGAGTTTACACAAGCAAGTAGAAAAGTTAATGGATTAGTAAAAAGAGATTTGCTGTTGAATACAAACTACGACCAATCATTAAAGTTAGAAAATGATAGTTATGATGAAAAGTTTTATACAATAGGATTAGACCCGACAATATCTCCAAACTCATCGACAAATAACTCAAATAAAAATCCTCCTTTTGTTGAAGAAAGAGAGATGATTTATGAGTTTCAATATAATGCCAATGTTTCTGATGATTTAACTGAAAGCTCTATATATGGATCTAATCCAATTAAAAAGTCAGTTTCTGTCTATCCGAATAGACGCCAATCTCGTGCAGATACATTGAGTCTTACTCTTCTTTCTCCTAATTATTTGATGGAGAATGTCAAGGGAACAGTCATTGATATATTTGGAAACATATTGGATATTAATAGATATCCATTACCAATAGGTCAAGGACAGAATACATTAAACGCTACAATAAGCACTGATAAAGTAATCTCATTCAATATGATAAAAGCATTGGAGAGGAACAGTCTCGCATATCATTTTGAGCTCAATGCAAGAAAAGATTTATCTGGAAGCAATGGTCAAGTCATCCTTCCTGATATTAACTCTAATGCTGATTATGCGAGGAACAGAAGCAGATTATTTCTCGACATAACAAAAGAAGGAGTTTTCAAGCTTAATATTCCGTGTTCAAGTGAAAATGGTATCGTCCCATTATTGACTCGATATGAAAATTATTCATCTTTTGGTCAAGACCAAAATGGAAATGTTGATCCTAATCAATTGGTATTTCGTGATGATAATATTGATATTTATCAAGATAGTTTTGCTGCACCATCATTAAATGTTCAGACAGGAGCTATCGGTTCGGTTGGCGATGGAAGTGTCTCTGTTATGGATAATGATGGATATGGAACACCTGTCGATCGTATAACTGGTAATAATATCAAATGGGGTACGGCTTATCACGATATATCTTCAACTTGCTATGCAGCACAAAGAAGTGATTTTATTCAGTTTGTTGCGGATCCTCAAAATGTTGTTTTTAGCAAATCAGCAGTTCAATCAATACCATTATTGAATACCATAGTTTCTCCAACAATAAATAGTGGATTATCATTAAGTGGAACCGGAACGACAAATACATCAGGTGCGAGCGCCGCTAATGCCGGTGGAAGGTCTGGTCTGATAAGTATAGATGGGTCTCTCGACTTTAATATTGGAGCAAATACAAGCGATAGGCAAAGCATAATATTTGATACAGCTGGTGGAATTGTAGGAAATATCGGAAGAGATTTGAGAAACAATTCTGCATTGTTAAAGTTTGACGGTAATACTTATTTACAGTTTGGAAGCATTGGAGTATCAACAGATAGCAGATTCCAACCAACTAATACAAAAAATCCAGTCTCTAATGGACAGATAGGAGCAGTTCTAGACATTAGAGTTATGTCAAGTGGAGGGTATTGTACATTATTGAGATTTGATGATCACGGAATTAAGATATTAACTCCTGGGCAAGTTGCCATACATAGTGCACAGGGAACTTTATTGACCTCAGATGGTGATATAGATATAGAGTGTGAGAATTTGGTTCTTCAAGGACGATTAGTGCAAAAAGAAACAGGCGGTTCAATATAACTCTCAATAATGTGATATATATGGTATTGGAGAGTTTATGGAAAATGAGATATTAATTGAAAGATTGATAGCACAAGCAAATGAAGCTGATTATCAAGGGCTAAAAAAGCTGGCAAATATTGTTTTTAAGGTGACAGACAATATTGGAGTTGAAGATCTATCATCTGCATCAATTAACGATAAAGCATATGAACAGTTGTGGGCTGTTGCCGCAAATATTATATCGATGAATGGTGTCAATGTTAATATTGAGAAGATTGATGAAGAGATAATTCGAATGGCAGAAAAAGTTGTTGATGGATTAGAGATTGCAGTTTGTGGCGAGATTAGAGCAAAGGGTGAAAATGAAGAGAGAGTTCCGGGAGAGAAGTAGAATAAGGAGAAGATTTAATGGGTAGAAAAAATAGTAATAGATTGCAAAAAGAAGATGGATTAGGCGAGTTTGTATTGAAAGGCAAAATTGTCCATAATGGATTTTACACATATGATTTAGTTAAATATATTGATATGTGGGAACCAGTGGAAATAACATGTCCAATACATAATAATTTTTGGCAAAAACCATTCAATCATATAAATAGATCAGGTCAATGTAAGCTATGTGTTCATGAAAACTCATCAAAATCACAATCAAAAGGAAGAGATAATTTTATATTAGAATCAAAAGCAATTCATGGAGATGAATATATTTATGATAAAGTTGAGTATAAAAATAATCATAAAAAGGTTACTCTAATTTGTAGAGAACATGCAGATTTTGATATAGTACCAAGGGATCATTTGGCTGGTCAGGGGTGTCAAGAATGTTCAGGGTACAAAAGAGTAGATTATGAAAGTGTTGTTAAGAGATCAAATGATATTCATAATAATTATTATATATATCCTTATGCAGAAATTAATGGCGTAAGAAGTGAAATGTTAATAATTTGCCCAAAACATGGAGAGTTTTATCAAATAGTTAGAAATCATTTACGAGGTTCTGGATGTAGAAAATGTTTTTTTGAGAGCAGAGTAAAAACATTAGAAGATTATTTGGATGAAGCAAAGTTAGCACATGGAGATAGGTTTGATTATAGTAATACTATATATATAAATAGTAAAGAAGATATTTGTATTATATGTTCAAGTCATGGTGAGTTTTGGCAAAATCCAATGCATCATAGAAATGGTCATGGCTGTCCAGAATGCTCTGGATGTAAACCATATGATAATGATAGTTTTAAGATTGCTGCGAATAAAGTTCATAATGGATTATATGAATATGATAAGATTGAATATGTGAATAATAGGACACCAATAGAAATAAAATGTAAAAAACATGGATATTTTCCTCAAATACCATTTAATCATTTAAGAGGATATGGATGTCCGACATGCTGCCATAAAATATCAAATGGTGAAATTGAATGGTTAAATTATCAAAATAATATAAATATATTGAAACAATATTCTGTTAAAATAGATGGAAAAACATATTATTTTGATGGATACGATCCAGAAAAAAATATAGTATATGAATATAATGGTGATTATTATCATGGTAATCCAGATATGTATGATCCAAATGATATAAATCAAAATACAGATTGTTCTTTTGGAGAGTTATATCAAAATACACTTGAAAAAGAAGAAAAAATAAAATCAGCTGGATATAGAATAATTTCAATTTGGGAAAGTGAATGGAAGAAAATTAAGAAAGATTTGGAGATAAAATAAATGGTTTGCACTCCTAACAATATTAGTTTGCCGCCTAGTATTCTTCCATCTCCACTAATCCCAGGTTTTGGAAGTCCATTTGCAGTTAATATACCAAATATAAGCGTAATTCCTATCCCAGGACTGCCCGAGGATTTATTAGCGCTACTTAATTCTCTTAATTTTCAGATTCCGCCGGGACTTTTGCAACCGAACCTAGGTCCGTGGGTCAAAGATGTCTTCGGTGCTATAATGAAGGTTCTCGATTTATTTTTGCCTTTTCTTATGCTCTATAAGTTTTTATTGCCATTATTGAATATGATTATCTGTATCATAAATGTTTTATGTTCATTGTTATCGCCCTTCAGTTTGCCAGGATCGCTAATTACTCTTTTTACGCAGTGTCTTCCTCAATTTCTCAATCTCTTTCCAATATTTGCTCTTATCATAATGATAATTTCGATATTATTGCTTATTATTGCTTTAATAGCCTACGTCATATTGCGTGTATTAGCGCTCATCGCAATGTTACTTCGCAATATATTAGCTTTACAAAATGCGTTTGCTGAATCGAATGCTAATGGAGTTCTCGCAATAGCCGCAAAAATAGGTTCTATTCTTTGCATTTTTCAGAACTTATTTGTTCTCTTTGCTATCTTCGAGGTTATTCTCAATATAGTCGAATCTATATTGCAGACAGCGTTTGGTATTCCTCCATGTGGTGGAGGCGGAAACTCACAATGTTGCAATTCTAATGTTTGTCCAGCTATAATATCTGATGGTCCGTATACATTGAAAACAGGAACACTTCAATATCTTAATGAGGTAGACGCGAAGACGACAATACCATTACCTGTTCAATTTGGAACCAGTTTTAATGTTCCTCTTCGCCAAGAAAGCTGGCAATTATATGATCTCGCACAACCACAACAAGATGCGTTCTCAAACATCTATGATGGATACGATGTTACCGCAGATTCGACAACATACGATGCCCCATATTACAAGCCAGTTTTTTTCCCGACGAGTAGCTCATATTCTGGGACGACACCATCGAATCAAGCTGCATATACTATAGATTTAGAGATGGATTACGACCCTTCTCAATGGGGGCGAACTGGTCCAGCAAGAAGAATAAGGTTTCTTAATTGTATTGTTCTTTCTGCAACAAGTCCAACGTTAACAATTTTTGATAATTCGACACAGAATATAGCTACTGGTGTTCTCTCATTAGCGGGTGGTAAAGGATATGAGATGAGTGGCAATCCTATTCCTGGATATGATGTTGATGGAGTAACTCCAATAACAGCACAGGCTACATTAGGTAATTTTATTCACAAACCTGCTATAGTTTCATCCTCTCCATCGTTTAGTCCAACTGATGGATATACATTTACAAACATAACATATACATTTAAGCCAAATACTGAAGTTCTTATGAGTTCTGGTATAATAACATTAGGTTGTATGCCAGAAGTTGCATTAGCGAGAACATTTGTGAATACCGCGTATGCGAGCAATGTTGGAACGAAGACTGCTGCATTGAAAAATATTAAGATGCCAAAACCAGGAGATGCTCAAAAATGTTTGAGTACAGCGCTGACTTCATTAAGAAGTAATTTAACAGTAGAGGGCGTCTCCGAGTTTCAAGCAATGACATCAGTTTGTCTTCAACAGTTACAGAATGATACTAACAATGCATTAACATCAACAATAGGTATTGGTGTCGAGCCATGTTCTTCTTCAGTGACTCTATATCCAGAGGAGCAATTTACAAGTGTTCCAATAAAAGTGCAGGTTTCTCTTAATGAGACAAATGGATTATTATTGACAAATGGAATACCAGAGGTTGTTTCTAATGCATTATCGCCAAGAATAAAAGCTTATGCTACATTTGGACATGTTTCTCCGTTTACATATGATGGATATCAATATTTTACTGCTGAATTGACGAGCGGAGATCCTGGCAAAGGTCAATTAATGATATCATTTGATGATAATATTTTTTGCACGAATACGACATCACCTATGGCTCATACATTGCAGCAATATAATTATCAGTTCGTTTATGCTCCATCTGTTCTTTCTGGTGGTGAAGGATCGACAGGAACTGGCGCGAATAGAAGGACTTCTGAAGATATTGCTGATGCTGGAAACGATAACTAATGGAGATATATGGCTAGTCAATCTTCACAAGCACAATCTCCAAATCAATTCAATTATCAAGATGATCAGAATTATAGTATCGATATTGATAAAATATATTCTGACTTCATAGGATCTATTGATGCTGTTCGAAGCTATACAAACTGCTCAATGGTAACAGATCAGATAGCGAAGACAATATTTGGATCTGGTGATACGACACTTTCTCAATTAAAGCAGCAGGTTCAGATAGTCTCTACATATCAGGAGAGTCGATGTCACGCATTTTTTAGAATTATTGGTTTTCCCGTTGTTTCAAGTTCTTTCTCAATATACAATCCAGGATATGATACTGTCTACCCAGGAACAAATGGAACGGCGAGAACAATAGGTGCGGCGGTAAGCTCTGCTAAATTAAGTATTGCTGGAAGTCAAATAGCTGGTGAAAGAGATCTTTCAATTCAGAGAGAAGCTTTGCCTTTAACATATTCAAGCATATTTGCCACACAAGGAAGCATAACAGCATCTACGTTAGCATTATCAGGAGTGAATACAAGACTATTTGCATCACCATTAACAAAAACATTAGCGTCAGGAAAAGCACCTTTTGATGTTTCGATATCGAATCAGCAATATACAAGAAACTTTCTTATGGGATCTGCATATCAATATGGTCAATTATTGGAGAGCTATGTTGATACATTAGGGAATAGTCCTTTAATAGGAACAGGATTAGGGCAAATATCTACTTCTGGTCTTCATATAATTTCTCCATTTATAGTTGATCCTGTCATCGATTTTTCAGTTAATGATTCGTCAAGATTAGTTGCTGTTCCTTTTGTGCCAACAAAAGCAAATCTGAAAGTTAAAGATGATATTTTTGTTTCCCGACCAATAATCGAACAAGTTATTCGAGATAGAATAACAATTTTTGATCAATCTAATAGCTCTCTCGGAACTAATGATAAAGCGACGATAGATTATGTCAAAGGACTACAAAATATAACAGATCAATCGATATTAGATCTTATTAGTGGTAGTTCTCAATATAGCACTGGGCAACAGCAAGAGTTCACTAAGTTTGTCAATATAATTAGGGCTATGATGGTCTCGTTAAGAAACGCAATAATAGATATAGGGACAGCTCAACAAAATTATTATTATGTTCCGGTGCCGGCGCTTAATGGTCCAGAGGGAGGGTGCACGACACAAGGAGTTTTTCTCTCTCAAAATGTTCCGTTATATTTGTTATCTCCTAATGATATAGCTATAATAAACGCAACAATAAAGAACACGTTAAACATAATAAATACAGGAACGCTTAATATAACTGGAGCGCCGGACGTTGGCGGATTTGCTTTTGATAGTTTTAAGAATACGTTCGGACCGGAGACAAGCTCGGCTTTTGGTGATGCAAGTTCTGATAATATGCAATCATTAACAAAGAAAAGAAATGGCATTTTACAAAAAGGAAACGATGGGTTAAGAACAATAGAGATAATTATGGGAGAATTCTCTGGACTTGGATTGTGTGATATTATTGCTATAATGGGAGCATTATATATTATGCCAGAAGCTAAATTATTGGGTTTTTTGGATGCTGACGCGTTGGTGAGAATGAATACAATATTAGGGACAAATCTTTCATCTAATGACATACAAGATACAATGACTTCATTTTCTCAAAATGTTCTCGCTTTCTATAATTTGATGGATAGCATATTTAATGATGTCATCCACAACAATCAGAACTGACTAATAATTTGACATTAGTTAAGGCGCTATATGTCATTCGACCTTAAAATTAATAATGGTGATTTTGTTCTTCAAAATGGAGATATACAAACTGTCATCAATCAAGAAAAACTTGAACAGGATATTTTAAAGATTTGTCTAACACCGGCGGGGTCAAATGTCTATCAGCCTTGGTATGGGTCATTTTTGACCAGAAGTATAATTGGCACAGCTATTGATACTTCTATTCTCGTCCAAGTGGCGAAGTCGCAGTTGACCTCGTGTCTAAACAATTTGCAAAACTTACAGGCTCAACAGGTAAAGTCTTTTCAGAGTGTCTCTGCCGATGAACAAATTGCTGCTATATCTAACATATCAGTAGTCAGGAACACAATAGATCCAAGATTTTTTACCGTAAAAATAAGAGTTAAAACAAAAGGGCTAACTCCTGTATCAACAGGCTTTAATGTGAGTACACTATAAATATGGTTACTATAAGAAATGCTAATGATATCATACAAGGTTTAGTTGATTTTCTTAAGTTGGCTCAACCTAATTTAGATACAAAAGCCGGCACGGTGAGTCGTGATCTAATAATAGAAGCGCCGGCGTCTCAAATATCTATATTATACGATGAATTAGGTGGAATATCTAATAAGCAGAGCCTTCGTTTGGTTTCAGGATCTGATTTAGATAAGCTAGCAATGAATTATGGATTAGTTCGAAAGAATGCTACGACGAGTAGTGGAACCGCATTATATACATTCTCAACGATAACGGCAACGATAAATATTAATCCAGGTGATACGGCAACAGCTAATAATGGAATAACTTTTTCTGTTATCAATGGTGTCTCTGTAACTCCGGCAAATATTAATCTTTACAAGTCTATTGCAAGTAAGTTTTCTGCACAATTAGCAACCGCAGGTATAACAGACCAATATGCTGTTCAAGTAACCTTACGAGCTAATTCAGCTGGGTCGAGTGGAAATATAGGCATTTACTCTTTATTGACAGTAAGCACCGCAAGTATATCTAATGTGACAAATGTCTCTCCATTTACAGGAGGAACAGATCAAGAAAGCGATACAACATTTAGGAATAGAATACTATCAACTTTTAGTGGATCAAGTGTCGGAACAGCATTGGGTTATTTGAATACAGCGTTAGGAGTGACCGGAGTTCAAGATGCATATGTCGTCCAACCTGGCGATCCATTAATGGTGAGAGATGGATCGATAGTCAAAAATGGTGTCGTCATCTCAGAAGGAACTGGTGGCAAGGTCAATATTATCATTATGGGAAGCAATCTTCAATCAAATACTGACTCTTATATCTATGTTGATCAAAGCAATAATAATGACCCAACATCTTCTAAAAATAATGTTGTTCTCGGACAGATTGCTGCGGATCTTAATAAGACGATAAATAGAAAAAGAATAGATGATATAGCTAATGGTCAGTTACCGACGCAACCGATTGATGCTATTTTAACGGTCTCTGGATCGGTAAGCGGATCTAATTTTGTTTCGGAGAGTATTGATAAATATGGAAGAGTTTTCGGAAACTATAAATTGATTAATGATACTGGGGTTTATGGAGGTAGTCCGTGGGGATTTGATACATTTGCCTGGATATCCAATCAAATATCATTATTTCCCGATGATAGGGTCAAGGGGCAGTTTAATGGACAGGACGCGGTAACATATACAGGACTTCTCGCTATTCCTAATGTTCAACAAAATATCTCAATAACAAATGAGAATAGTACGGTTACCTCGGATAGATCAATAATTCAGTTATTGCATACACCGGCGACAAATGTTACTCGGGTCTACAATGTGAATACCGGAGAGAGATATGTTGTCGTTAATCAAAATGTTGATAATACAGGAACATATAATACTACTGGAAGAATACAGATCTCTGGGAATACATTACCTTCAACAAATGGTCAGTTGCAAGTTGATTATACCTGGATAATCAATTATGATCAATATTCTGATTATGATGGATTAGAGGGAACAAATAATCCAAGACCTGTAACAAATAGTATAGATTGGGGTTATGCTTCCGAGATTATAGAAAAGACTAATTTTAGCTACAATAGCTCATCTAATTTTTTCACTGGAACAGTTTCTCATCCGATTAGCACGGTTCTTACAGCAAAGATGTTTACAGAAGTTAATGGCATTGTCTCCGTTATTACTTCTGGTGTGAATACAGGAAGATTGTGTGTGATCTTGAATAATCTGACGGCAACAGTTTCGACGGTTGATAGTGTTCTATTGAAGAATAATAATGCTGAACTTTATGCGACAGCTCAAAATAATGGATCATTCATAGTAAGCAACTCTATTGTTGGTATAACTCTTTATTATGGTGTCTTAATAATTTTGCCGACTGATACTACGGCAATGCTTAATCAAAATGTTTCTGTCTATCTTAATGGGGTAGATACATTTAATATAACTGGCAATATAGGCAGTTTCAATGGGACACAAATAACAATACCTGCTTCATCAATCAACCCAAATAGTTTAGCGATGAATAACATCATATTGAAGGTTAATTATATTGCTAATGTTCCAAATCTATGTTCATTAGCGACAACATCATTACCAATTTCTCGAATAAGCAATGGTTTTATATTGAGCAATAATAATGGGTTTAATAATATTAGTCAAGCTAATATATCAAGAAGAGAGTTTCAGATAATTCAGAATAATAGTTCTTCTCAACTATACATTGAATTAAATCTTTCAGCGACTGATTATTCATTATCAGCAAATCAAGTTCTATCCATAATAAGACTTTCAGATTTTAAGGAATTATGGAACTCTGATAATATTGGAACTATTCAAGTTGGTAATGATGGTAATTATCAAATAATATTCAATGGAGTAAATACTCCTGCAATAGGGAATAGAGTTCTCATAATTTACTACGCAACAGATTTAATAAGGTTTCAACCGTTTAGTTATTCCAATTATGTTCTTTCATCAAGGATTGATACATTGGGAACAGATCCGGCGACGGGAAGATTATCATTGGCGATAAATAAATATACCTCAAAAACAAATGTTAATTTTTCCGTTTTAATACCGAATACAGATATTTCTTTGCTTTCAGGGACAGATGGAGTTCTAACAGCATATGATGGATATGCAACATTGACGAGCTCATCATTATTTAGTTCTCTTCCAGGAATACTTAATTACAAAGTAAGAGTGACAGGATTTGCATCCGTCTTCGATAATGGATTATATGATATAACAGCAATTAATGGCAATATTATCACCATATCTCAAATATTGACAAATATAACGGTAGATCAAATATGTGTCCTCCGTATTCTCGATGGACAAGAAGTGTGGAATTATAGTGGGGCTATAAGTGGTAATCAATTATTATTGCAGAGTGGTGTTTCTGCGGTTACTGGTGATAGTGTCTATGTCATCTTTTACAATTTTAACACATTGCGCCGAGCTGCAACAAGATTATCAGCGACGACCGTCGATCAAATAATTAATCCAGGCGTTTTGAGTATTTTTGGAACTACATTATATAAGGCAGATAATGTTGTCTTCACGGCGACTACATCAGGATTAGGACAGGATGTGACAGAAGCTATTGAGACAGCTCTATCATCTCTTTCCGTTTCTTATTCAATAAACTCTATAAAAGTTGTTCGAGTTATGTTGGCAGAGAAAGTAATCACATATAGTTCGACAGATAATACTATTCTCGAAACAACAGCGACATACGATGTGAAAGAAAGCGTTGTTTTTAACAATTTATATTATCCAAATGAGTTGCTTTCCAATCCAAGTTTTGCTGGAACATATATACAACTTCCATCGACGACAAATAATACAAATAACGCTCCGGTGAGAGGCGATAAGATTAACATAAGCTTTTATTATACGGTAGATAATGATTTAGAGACGCTTTCATATACAAAAAATGGAACATTATTTACCAATAAGAAGTTTGCATTAATAAATAAGATATATGCAGGAAGTGGATTTAAATCATCACAATCGACAAGATTAACAATTGCAACATTTACACAACCTAACTTAGGATCGAGATATCGTGCTTTCTATAACTATTTAGCTCCGCAGCCCAATGAAAGAATTATGATAACGTATAATTACAATCAGATAATAACAAATGCAACTTTTGCAATTGAAGCGAGTCGTCCAATAAATGCTGATGTTCTTGCTTATGAAGCACAAGAAGTTCTTATCGATTTAACAATGAATGTTGTCATTGATAGCACATATTTATTAACGTCGACAGCTGCGACCGCACTGCAAACATTAAGAAACCAATTAATAACGGCGATGACGACGACAAAGCTAGGACAAAATGTATCGACGGTTACATTGATAAATGTCGCTCAATCGGTCACAGGAATAGATAGAGCAAGAGTTCTTTACTTTAATGTGACAGGAACATCTGGAACAGTAATAAGCATTCAGGCTGCCAATAATCAATATCTCGTCGCCAATAATATTGTTTTGAATACTGAGAACCTCTAATGGCTATACTAAGAATTATCAATACAGTTGTCAATAGTAGCACGAGTATCAGTATCACGTTTACTGATAATTTGACGCCTTATATAGTTCCATCTAATGTTTCTATTGTATCTACTTCTATCAATGTTCCTAACGCACAAGTGACACAAGTTTTAGTCTCCGGCGCAACATTAAATATAACCTGCCTTCCGTTATCTCCTAATGGATCGTATAATTTAATATTTATTTCAACAAAAACAAACCCATTTATGTCATTAAATGGAACATCAAGATTGTCTCAGGATGGCGTATCAAATGTTTATACGATTATAGGTCCATTAGACCCTGCTAATCCTGTCAAAAACTATTTTCTTTCATATTTTAAGGATAACATCTATAATATTGAGAATAGTGAAACTATTGTTTCCTCATATATAAATGCATTATCAGATGTTCTCGCTCGTGCATTGTATGATATTGGTCAATGTAAAAATGAAAACTATCTTTCTTTTAATGTCATCGATGAGCAGAAAACACGAGCAGCAGGTCCTTATGATAGATTGAATCAAGAGAGTGCTTATGAGATTACCCGTGTTGCTTTGACAAAAACAGGAACAACCGCATCAGCATCATATTCAATAGTTGATTTTCCAAGTTTTCCAATAACATTGCAACAAGAAGATTGGCAAGAAACATTAACACCTAACTCTATTGATGCTATCGGTTATTTTAATATCAATGATTTAACTCTTAATGTGACACAATCACCAATAACAATATTGGAAAGCTTAACCTTTGTTCTGACAACAGGTATTTATACCTATGATATAGAGACTTATGGATATCAGATAACAAGTTCGCGCTATGATCAAAATTATGCAAGTTCTTATGCTAATCTGGCAACTAATCAGATTAGACTCAACGATCAAGTTCTTTCTGATCCTAACTTTTCGTTGACACAGATAGTTTCTCTTTCCATCTCCTATCAATATAAAAACTTAGGTATAGTTGTCGATAGTTCAACAGTTTCAGTTACCTCTATTCAGATGTCAATAAGAGAGGCAATACCTCCGATCATAAATATCTTTAATTTGGATTATGCACCAATTGTGTCAAGTAGCGGGGCGCCGGCAACATTGGGAGGAGTTATCTGGACAGAC